ATGGTGGCCCGGTCGAGGTAGGGGTTGTCCTTGTACGTGGTGCGGAAGAAGCTCGCATCCTCGCGGGGGATGACCTCCTCGTAGATCCAATGATATTCGTCGGAGGGGTTGAAGTCGATGATGACCTTGCCCGTGGTCCGGAGCAGGAGCTGCCGCCAATCTTCGAGGGAGAGCTCGTTGGCCTCGTTCACAAATAGGATTTGACGCTTGCGGCCCCTGACCTTTTGGGGTTGGTCTACGCTAATGAACTCGATGAGGTTGCCCCATAGGATGTACGTCGCCTCGCTCTTGTTGTGCTGGTCTACGTTGTATGCGTCCTCCCTTTCTAGGATGGAGAAGAAGTCCCGCATAGCCGTGGCCCTCAGCGCGGGAAATGTCTTCCGGGCGATGGTGATGACCGCCCCGGCGTTCTCATTCTCGTAGCAGAGTTCGACGAGGCTCTGGAGTATCGAGTACGTCTTGCCCGATCGGGTTCCGCCCTGGTGTACTTGGATGCGGGAGCCGCACCCCTTGACGTGGTAGTAGGTGGCGGGCTGCTTCACAAGCTGTCCAGAAAGGCGGTGTGACTGTCGTAATACTTCCAGCCTCCCTTGGTGTAGCCCTTGGAATAATGGTGGTACACGTAGCCGTTAATCTTGTAGCACCCCGGACTCGGCACGGTGTATTCAATGCCGCGCTCCCGTAGCAAGCGTTCGAGCACCTCCTTGGAATGGCGTCGATATAGCTTGTCGGCTTTGCTCAACTCACGTCCGCGTTGTCATCGGTGAACCACGAGAGCGGCTTCTTCTCTGCGACGGCTATCTCCTGACGCTCCACGTACCCGCGCTCCTTGCCCTTGGTCTTGAGGAAGAATATGGTTGCAGCCGGGTTGCCATCACGTATGAGCTTGTAGAGGTGAGACTCCACCATGTCAATGGTGCGCTGCTCCAGGGACTCGCACTGCTCCTTGTATTCCCGATCCGAACGGAGCCAATTGTAGTGCGTCTGTCGGGAGATGCCCACCCTCTCACATGCCGTGCTGATTACGCTCATACTGAGCTGCAGCGCTTCCAGCATATCCTTTTTTTTGCTGTCCATTTTGTCCAATTATACCCCCTTTAAAGGCACCCGCATCTTCGGGTTGAAATCAAAGCTGCGTTTGCTGGCCTTGTCTCTCCGTATAACATCTTTGCCCCATTTGCGTTGCAGGGCAAAAAACTGCTGTCGCTCCCTATCTAAGTTGCGGTATGCCGCACACCCACCAGCTTGCTCGGCTTGCTTGACCCAAAAATGAGCGTAGTTGATTCTCAAGCATCCACCGTACTTATGTATCTGCTGCAACGTCATGTCGTAATCCTCCTTTAATGGAAGGTCTTCATCATAACGCAACGTATTGGTTTTCAAGAAAGCCTGAAAAGGACCGCCAATAAATGCCAGTGTGGTAAAAGGATTGCTCTCTCTGTACGCTTGTTTATCTGGCACGCAGTTTAGTCCCCAATAATGAAAGCCCCACTGTTGACACAAAATAGCCCACTGCTTACACGCTTCGGCAAGCTCCTTCATTTCGAAGGTATGCCGTTGCTGATTTTGAAAGCATGCTATGGACGATGCGTCATCATCCAAAAAAATCAAGCAATCTGCATCCTCGAATAAATTGTCAAGCATCCAATTTTTAACCCGTGAAATATTGCCCTGCACCGCATCTGGCACAGTGATCACTTCATTGCCATTTGCTCTGTACTCTTCTGCCTCCGATTCTGCCACTACCAAAATAACGTCCGGATACTTTTTTTGTGTGCTGCTTTTTTGTGGCCGCCTGTAAGACGGGCTGTAGTATTTAACCCTCATTCCTAGCCCGCTTGAGTAACTCAATTGTCTTTGGTCCATCTAATACCCTGCCTATGCCCTTAGCCTGTTCCTTGCCTGTTTCTCTGCGAGACACTTCCGTACGCAAACCGAGTACTGTTTTTGCTTGAAGCCAATCTATGTCCGTCGAAAATTTGAGGACGACGTAATTGCTTTCTCGATCTAACTCTGTGGCAAATGGATGCTCGCTGCCATCATTATTTGGGTTCTTGAGCTCCTCTATGTCATCCTTGTCGAACGGCAATGGCACGCCCCATGTATCCAGGAGGTCCATGTCCCAATTGTTGCCGAGCTCGTCCATGTCCCAATCGCCAAAGCTGACGTTGTCCTTGATAATAAACGCCTGCTTTTGCTCCTCCGTCCAATCTATGGCGCGTTGGATAGGTACCTCAGTAAATCCCAGTTCTAGCAATGCACGGTATCTCATGTTGCCGCCGAGTAGGATCATGTTTTCGTCGACGACTAGCGGCCGCTTGTCCAACATCTCCGGGAACTCCTCTATGCTTTGTTTGAGCTTGCGGAATTTTACCCGATTGATGCTCCGCGGATTGTTGGGGTTGAGCTGAACCTGCTCGATAGGTACTCGTTCATGTGTCATGCTTGCAAATTAGCATACTTCCATTATTGATTGCGGATCGGGATATGGTTGCGGTATTTCTACCCACCAGCTATATGCGCGGTCCTTACCTGACATCCACACCTCAAATGTGAATTCTTCAGTGAATCCGTAATGGTCTACGGTGTGCCTCCACGCTCCGTTGTCCAACAGTTCCAGTATGAGGTAATTGTCTCCCGCTGTTGGCGGGTCCAGGGTGCAATGTCTCCACTTCATTTTTCCGATTGGTTGATGCATACGGCCACCCTTTGCGCCATATCAGGAAACTCCCTCTTTGCGGTCTCGTCTGCGATGCAGCGGGCGACGAATTCGCTCTTACTCTCGCCCTCTTTTTTTTCGGGTAGTGGCATTATCCTCTGGGGTCGTAGCTAGCGTCTCCGGTACTTTCAAAGACGGGGGTGACGCTTAGGCTGTAGGTGGCGTGTTCGTACCTCATGGCCTTTTTTTTCGTCCGTGGGGTGGAGATGTGGCGCCTCATCATGAGCTCGGCGTGTTTCTTACTCGATACATACCACACCTCTCTTTCGTCCAATTCGGGGCAGGTAAATACCGCCTTGTAAATCTCAGCCATGCAGGGCTAAATATAGCAGGATTGCCAGCACCCCCATATAACCGTAGAAGGTGGCGCGGTATGCGTAGTCGTTACGATCCAACGAGCTCCGGTATTTCGATACGTTCCTTGATGCTGTCTATTATGTGCGCTGCAATTTCCGTCCAACGTACATCGGCAACAAAAGCGAGAAGCCATCCTCGAGCGATTGCTGCACACCCTTCTTCGGGCATATGCGAGCAGATCCATTCCTCCACCTCATCCTTCAATATTTCGGCCAGGTCTATGCGGGCGTTTCTATCCCGGTCTTCGTCAGGTGTGCCAATAGGTGCCCAAGATGGCGGCTCGTAATCTTCATATAATTCCTGGACGTAATCATCGAAACGCTCGAAATCATCACCGTCAAAATATTCTAAGTTGACTCGCCACGTTTCGTAGTTGGCCCATCCGTTGTATCGCTCGCTCATGATGGCTGAATTGTATTGTGGATGTCCTTCTTGATCTCCTGGATGGTCTGTCCCATATACTTGCCGCACATCTCATTCACGATAGTCCAGTACGTTGTGCCTTTGGCGATACGTCTCTTGCCCACTTTGAAGCTGTGCTGTGCCACGTGATATGTGCGACTGTCATTGCCCATCGGCAAACCCTGTTGCCATTCGCAATCTAACGTTCCGATGTACCTGTCTTCGACGAAGTAATCCATCTTGTACCCTATGTGTTTGAATTTTTGCATGTATCAAATATACACGCAACCTTATCACATACACAAGCACAGCACTCAAAATAGCTTCATTTGGTTGGCTGGCTCTGTTAGTAGCTCCCACTCCGTGCGGCGCAGGGTATAGGTGTCCTCGTGGCCGGTCGGGGTACAGTCCCACGTCGTGGCCTTGTATCGCTTCCCGTCCCACTCGTGGATCGTCGTGAATAGGATTTCTCGCTTTGTCATGAGTCTAGAGTTTGCCTTGCTCCCTCATCACCTTCTCGGCCCACCGCTTCCCGGCCAGCCCTCCCCAAAGAAGGTACGAAATAGTTCCGCAAGCCTCCCAGTCTGACTCGTCGTAATATTCCTCCGCGCGGGAGAGGTAGGAGTACATGCGTTGCACGGTATCGAATGAGACGGGTTCACCCTTGGCGAGCTGTTGGGCGCGGACCTTGCCCACCTGGGTGGCGCACTTGTTGCCGACCTTCTCGTTTAGCTCGATGCCCTTCTTCGCGTTGTTGGATACCGCGTCAGGGTAGTCGCTCCAGGTCTTAAGGTTTACACGTATACTCATAGGCTCGTTGTAGTTTCTCGACCATGCTCTTGTTCTTTCCGGTACAGTTGCACGGCCTTTCGTTGGCGTTGAAGGTGCGATTGAAGATCGCGTACATATCGCGGGACTCATGACGGTTCAATCTCCCCCGCTCGATAGCTGGGAGAAGCTCTTCGTAAGCCGTTACGTCCTGCTCGGACATCTCCACGTTCCTACCGGGAAAGATTGCGTTGAGCTTCGCGCGGCGTTCCTCACACCCGCAATCCTTCACGACGGCTTTGACGGCTTTATCTATCCCCGTCGCCTTCGTGAACTGCGCGATCTTGTCGCCGAGTCCCTTGGAGTTGTTTTCTGACACGTCGGATGGTGGTGTAAAGAGTGTGGCGGGAGATGCCCGTCGACTCCGCGAAGGAATCGAGGGTATGCCCGTCCTCGAAATATATCGCAAAGACCTCCGCATCGAACCAAGGGAGGTCGGCTAGGCGCTCCTCGATATGGGTGAGGAGCTCGTCGCGGTGTGCCGCTACCCCGTCCCCATCCCACCAGTCCACAATGTGGTGAGCGAACTTGCGGCGGCGCTCTAAATCCTTGCGCCACTTGTAGTGGTAGCGGGAGGTCTTCGAGTTGTAGTTGTTGACCATCACCCGCAGGACCCAATACTTGAGCTGGTTCCTTTCTAGGAGGCCGTCGATGGTTTCGTCT